TCCCTAACTAAACTTCGTAGAGGTGAAGAAGGTATAGATGAAGAGCAGTACAGAGAATTCCTTACTGCCATGGATTCCAGAAACATTTTATTCCCCCACCACTTAGGATTTGATGCGTTGAGTGTGTCTACTATTAGAAATTTGGTGAGAAAATATTCTCCTGATTTGGTAGTAGTGGATGGGGTTTACTTACTTAGTGACGATTCCAGTAGAGCTAAGTGGGAACAGAACGACAATCTATTTAAAGGTTTGAAAAATATAGCAATGGCGCATGAGATTCCTGTGTTCTGTACCACTCAAGCAGGTAGAGAAGCGGTGGATTTATTTAAACCACCCAAGTTGAATCAAGTGGCTAATGGGGATGCTTTAGTTAGGGCTAGTGATATAGCTTTTGCGATGAGTAAAGTTGAAGATGAGGATAACCAAAGATACCTGTATTATATGAAGCAACGAGATGATGTAGAAATAAAAGATAAAAGTGTGCTACACTGGGATGTAGATATTGGAGATGTTCAAGAGTTAATGCAGGAAGATGTACAACACGATGCCAAATTCTAAAATAAAAATATATACCGATGGTTCTTGTAGAACTAATCCTGGTGGTGTAGGTGGATGGGGTGTTGTAATAACGGATGACGACCAAAATATTGTTTCTACTATGTCAGGCGGTGAACCCAATACTACTAATAGCCGAATGGAATTAATGGGGGTTATTAAGGGTTTAGAAGTGGTACACTTATATGATTTATCGGATAGGGTTTCCATCTATTCAGACAGTAAGTATGTAATAGATAATTGCATTAAGTTTACTAACTACCCAGTTGATGAGGCAGATTTGTGGGAGAGGTATTTCACAATAAGGGATTTATTAAAGGATATTAGCCATGTATGGGTTCCAGGTCATAAAGGACATCCTTTACAAGAGATTGCAGACACTTTAGCTACAAATGCGTCTGGAGATTTGAAGGAATGGTTAGAAAAGAAAAGTCGGAACAGAAAACGGAAGTTCAATTTTACCCGTGGGAAGACATCCTCAACGAAGCAGGATTCGAAACCGAGGTTAAAGGAAATTCTGAGCGAATAGCCCAAAGGGTTTTTCGTTGTCCGTTCCATGACGATCAACTACCTTCGCTCTCTATTAATTTAGATAGTGGGCAATGGATTTGTTATGCTAATTGTGGCGCAGGGCATTTAGATTCATTTATAGCTAAATATACAGGATGGTCACGGTTACAAACCGATGTATTTATTAGGAAATTTTCTGACAACGTAGAGTTCAAACTTCATGACACATGGAATGTAATTGAAGAAGAGGACGCTCCGTTAGAAGAAGTAAACATAGAGTATGAGAAAGGAGAAGTACCTAACTGGATTTTCGATAGAGAATTCACAGCACAAACTCTGATTGACGCTGAGGCTGGAACAAACGGTCGTGGAGGATTAGTTCTTCCCATCAGAGATAATAGAGGCGTTATTGTGGGTAGTGTAACTCGACAACCATCGGGACTACACCCCAAATATTTATACAGTTTTGGCTTGAAAAAGAGCAAAATCGTTTATGGGCTGTATAATATAAATGAGTCTAGCTTTGTTTGTCTAACTGAAGGCATACTTGACACATTATGGCTTAAACAACATAACTTCGAATCAATAGCAATACTTGGGGCTTCCATGTCTAAAAAACAGGAGTCCCTCATCAATACACTCCATACCTCTGAACTAGTCCTATGTTTGGACAATGATGAGACAGGAATAGCCGCTGCACAGCGGATTGCGTCTAAATTATCGAAGCATAGGTTAGTCAGTTTTGCTAGACTCCCTGATGGCTATAAAGACATTCAGGAAATAAGGGATGTAAACCTTTTGCATTCCATAATAGCTAACCGAACCGATTTAGGTTTGGAAGGGAGTTTAAAATGGTAAGTGGTGGAATTGCTGGCATTAGTCAGCGAGCCGACAAGGAAGAACAGGAACGATCCTCTAGGAGAGGACCTGGTTCTGAACTTTGGTTGTATGACGGAGATATTGCCACAGTATCTATAGTTCCGTCGGGTGATCCTGAAGATTATAGGATTCAAGACTTTTCAACTTATCGTGCCACTGGTATGGGTCGTAATGGCGCATATACCTACGACGCTATGGCTGAAGGTCAATCCCAAGAGGGTGACTATAAAGCTGCCGAGGTAGATTCTGGGACACAACTCAGGACTAAATTTGGCGTGTGGTTGTATGTAGAAAACATTATGAGAAACCCTGCTAACTCTAAAACTTTGGACAAGAACTTCGGGGAAGATACCGTGGCTTCTTGGGAGACAGTTCAGAGTCCTAGTGGAAAGTCTTTCCTAAAACAGTCCGCAGAAAATTTCCAGATGTGGTCACAAGGTTTTGGGCGTAGTAAATATCTATGGAATCAAATTGTAGATATCTACGATGAAGATGGAGCCTTGAATAAACATAAGGTTAGGATTCGTCGCACAGGAAGTGGAAGAGATGACACTTCATACTCCATAAAAACTGTTACTGACGAAGCCAGTGTTCCGTCTGAGGCAGGGGGGCAATCAGCAGATTCTCTCATCCGACCTGTAGACTTTTTCCTACAGAAAGAACGTTCTATAGCCGAAGCTATAGAAAAGAGGAATTCGGACACCCAAACAACTTCGTTGAATGGGACTTCCTCTAATAAGTCACCTTGGGATGTGGATAGTTCGTCGGAAGTTCCTTCGTTCAACACATCTTCTGTGGATAACGACGAAGAATCGTTATTCTAGTAAAGGAGAAACAAGTATGGGTATACTTGGTTTTGTAAAGGGGTTTTTTACTCAGACTGCCACTGAGCCAGATCTAGTAAAACCTAAACGGGCATCTTTAGAAGATGGATTCAATAGTCGGAATGTAGCTAGCCAGTTACATCGCCCAACTATGTCCGTTCCGACTACCAGTAGTAGTCGTAAACCCCGAAAACGTAACGCCAAAGGTCAATTTGTATCTGAGGCGTAAAAGGTAGAGGGGGACATAACCTGTCCCCCTCTACTCTAATAAAGGATGATGAGTATGGAAATAGGAAAAGAGTATTTCGCACCTGTACCCTCAAGGTTAAGTATTTTAACACAAGCGTTGCAAGAAATTAAAGAAGTTATAAAACAGGACCCCCAGAGAGAAATTGTTAGCCCGCAAACCCTCACTTTGGTTCATATTTATGATATTATTGAAAGAGTAGAAAAAGAATTAAATCTTAAACATCAGAATTGAGAATTTTTTGATAAAGTACGGCACAGACACATTATTCACTAACGAATCAAAAATCATCACTCCTGATGATTTTGGTGACGCTCTAAAAAAATTAAATGAGTCAGATACTCTCTTCTTAGATATTGAGAGTAATGGATTTGAATTTAATGAAAATGAGATATGTGGAATAGGGTTAGCCACACCTGATAGTGCGGTCATGTATTTCCCGTTCCGACATTCTGACCATCCTGAAGTCTATGGCAACCTTTCAGAGGATCAAATGTTTGAGGTGTTGAGAACCATAGAGCATACTAAAACATTAGTTGGATATAATCTAAAGTTTGACTTGAAGTTTTTAGAGTACGAGTGTGGATTGACCAACATAGAACATAATTTTACGTGGTTGAATACTCAGGAGAAAACTCTGATTGACGTTTTAGTGATGGCACGATTGACTGAGAAAGCCAAGCACGAAAGATTAGATCTAACTCACACCATTACCCGTGAATTCGGAGAAGAAGCTTCTCAGTATGACGCTAATTGTAAAGAACTCTTGAGAAAAAATAAGTGGAATAAAAATTTCTCCCTAGCCCCCATCAGTTTATTAGGTCCTTATTGTTGTAATGATGTATTTTGGACTAGAGAATTATATTTTGCTAGAAAACAAGTTATAGAAGAAACCAATCAAGTTGAAATTTGGCAACAAAGCATCAAACTAACTTCTGTTTTATACGACATGGAATATAGGGGAGTTAAGATTGACACGGACTACGCCTTAGATGGGGCTAAACGTATTGGGACTAGACAAGAAGCGGTACTGAAACGAATCTATGACATAGCGGGTCAAGAATTTAATGTGGCATCTAATCTACAGTTAGGTAAGGTGTTTGAGTCTCTAGGTATCGCATCCCCTGATAAAACTGAAAAAGGTAATCCATCGTGGGGAGAAAAAGCCTTAGTCAAAATTAACCATGAGTTAGCGGGACGAGTAAGAGAGTATAGAACATTAGGTAAGATGTTGAGTACTTATATTGAACCCCTTGCTAAAACCGATGTTCTACATTGCACCTACTGTAATTGGGGAACCGTAACAGGTAGGCTATCGTCTAGAAATCCTAATCTACAAAATATCCCTAGAGGTATAATTAATACCGTGGAACAAATCCTCAACGAAGAGGAAATGAAGGCATTACAGGGGCGACTAGAGGCTATAGTAAAAGCAAACAAGGGAAGGATATCTCTTGACGATCAAGATATCTCTGCATGGGCATTCGTTGGGGAAGAAACCTTTGTAGATGGCGACCCCACTAAATTTGCGACTAGGAAAGCCTTTGTTCCTAGAGATGGGTACACCTTATATGGGTTTGATTATAAGCAAATGGAAGTATGGGTATTCTTATCATACTTTATGAACGAAAAAGAATTATCAGAGTTGAAAGATAAAGGCGTTGATCTGCATGATAACTCAGCTAAGGCAGCATTTCATGTAGACGAAACTCACGCAGAGTGGAAGTTCTATCGTCAGGCAGCAAAGAATTTATCGTTTGGTATTTTATACGGATTAGGGTTAGAAAACCTAGCTAATTCCTTAGATTGTACTATTAAGGAAGCTAGAACTTACAAAGCTAATTTCTTAGATGGATTACCGGGATCTAAAAAGTTTATTAAGGATGTCATGGCTAAAATTACCAAGGCTGGAATGGTTCAGAATAGGTATGGACGAAAGTATTGGCTTCCTGAAGATTTCGCATATGCTGGCATTAACTACCTAGTGCAAGGTACGTCTGCTGATATAATGTCTGAGCGGATGATTGCGGTACATGATTACCTCAAGGATAAAAAGTCTGCTTTGATAATGCAAGTACATGATGAATTATTAGTAGAGGTTTACAAAGGGGAAGAAGAGGTTGTAGCAAATATTAGAACCTTGATGGAAGAAAATTCCATAGGAATTCCGTTACTAGTAGATGTAGAAATCCATGACCCCTCATGGGCGCATGTAGTAGACGCTGATAAGGCAATTCGTGAAGCGCAATATCCGGCTGACAGAGAGAAGGAGCAATTGGAAGATCACTATTGTATATGGAGACAAAAGTACGAAGATTTAGCTAAGACTGAAGAGGTAATAGTATTATGAAGATAGATCAATCATTAGGATTCACAGTCAATTTAGGCGATTATAATAACGCTAAAATTGAAGTGACTATACGAGATATAGATACAGAAGAAGATTTAGACGAACAAATGGCAAAAGCTAAAACTGCAATCAATAAGGCATGGCCTTTGGTTCTGTCTGCGGCTGATGCCGAAGTATCAAAAATAAGGAGTCTCGCTGATGGCTAAAACAGACACCCCTCTTATGGATCAACTCCTAAAGGGCGTTGATGGGCTTACGTTAGCGTCCGATAAAAATTTTAAATTTGAGCGAATTCCTTTTGGAATACCTCAGCTAGATAAGCTAACAGGTGGTGGAATCCCTAAAAAGAGATTTACGTTACTTACTGGACAGCCTAGTGGAGGTAAGTCTTACCTAGCTATGAAGGCTGTAGAGTCGGTACAGAAGTCAGGAGGTACTGCGGTATGGATTGATACCGAGATGTCCCTAGACGAGTCTTGGTTCCGTAAATGTGGAGTTGACCCCGATTTGCTGTTAGCTTCTCAACCGACGAGTGGTGAAGAAGCCATAGAAATTGCTAGAGCCGTTATGGAAGCAGGAGTAGACTTAGTAGTTATAGATAGTATTGCTGGCATGGTTCCTGCGGCAGAACTAGCAGACTTTGATAAACATCCTATGGGGTGGTTAGCTAGATTTGTAAATGACTCACTAAGCAGATTAATGAGTAGGCTACAGCATGGGTCATCGTTGATATGTATCAACCAACAACGCTCATCTATTGGTCCTGTGGCAATAAAAGAGATGCCTGGTGGAAAAGGACAAGTTTATTGGAACCATCTGATGTTAGAAGTTAGACGATCAGGATGGATCGAAGATAAAAAAACGAAAGTCAAGACAGGCTTTGATATGGAAGTCACCTTGAAGAAAAACAAAACCTCTGCGGATCATTGGCAAAAAGTAGTAGTTCCCTTCAAAGTAGATGGGGGGATAGACATTATGGAAAGCTATATGCGTGAGGGGTTGGCGTATGGGTACATAAAACAATCTGGGGCGTGGTATAACTACGCTGAAAATAAAGTTATGGGACTTAATGGTTTGAAAACTTTATTGGTAACTGAACAACCCGAACTAGGAGAAAAACTTAAGGAACAAGTAGATGCCTCTCAACATTCAACAAGCACCGACGGAGATGACTCCTCAAGAAACCAAAATAGCAAATTACTTAAGTAGTTTAGGGCTTAGATGGGAATCCCAAAGACAAATAGGTAAATATTTTGTAGATTTTTGGATTGCCGAAATAGGAACTGTTATTGAAGCTGATGGAGTATATGGACATTTTGCTAAAAAAGATAAAGAACGTAATGAATTTCTATTAGAGAGTGGAGTAGAATATATTTTACACATTACTACTGAAAATGCTAAGGAAATTCATCACGATATTGATATATTTTTAGTTAATATCGCTTCGGAAAGGAAATAAATGGGCGTAAAAGAAATAACCGAAAAAGTAACTAAATCATGGGATACTAAGGATTTGGGTCAACTGCTAGTAAAGCAGTTAGATAAGCAATTAGCACATCCCCAAAAAAGCACGAGTAAAAATAAATTCTTTGTATCAGCTATAGGAAATCCCTGTGATAGATATCTATGGTTGCACTATAATGGATTAATCCCT